CTTGCCCCACGTCCACCCGATGCTGTCGCGAAGCTCCCCTTCATCGACCGCCACCAGGCTTTTCATCATGGCGACGATCTCGTTCGCCGCTGCTTCCATGCCTGATTTGATTTCGGCCTTTGCGACTACCGGCAGTCGCTTCAGCTTGCGGTCAAGCTTCGCGAGGTTCAGTATTTTCGTCATCGGCGGTGTCGTCGTCGATTGCTTTCGCATCGAGAAGCTCGGCCTTCTTCGCGGCAATCGCCTTGTCGGCGCAATCGCGCTTCACGGTACCCGACCAGTCCGCGAGATACCCCACCGTCACTTGGGACGTGGGCTTGTAGTCGAAGTCCTCGGTAAATCTCACTCTCGCCATAGGCTTACTCCTCTATGATGCCGGTGACCTGCACGACGCCGTGTGTGGTGATGCCGTCCGGATCGTCAAAGACGCGGACCAGATCGACGCGCATTAGGACCAGCGCTCCGGTGGACAGCACTCCGTCCGCGTCGTGCAGGGCGGTCTTGACCGCATCGACCAGCTTTCGGCAGGGCCATTTCTTCCCGCCCTCACGCGTCCAACAATCGAGCTGCAAGGTTTCTTCCCGGCCGCGAATGCAGTCCGCGTCGTCGGGCGTAAAGTCGGAGGCGCCGAAGGTGATGTTCGGATATGCCAGCCCATCGTAGTTTCCGTCGACGATGCGATCATCGACAATTGCCGTGACGGCCGCCGAGGCTTCGAGCCGGGCGAGCACAAGGTCTTGAAACGAGACGGAAACGCTCATATCGCAACGCCGCCTTCAACGGTGAATTCCAGATATTGGCGATCATCCGTCGGCACCGGGCCAGAACGGACATTGTAGATTTCGCCGCTGCGCTGGTCCCGCATACGCCAAGAGGTGCGGATGGCCCGCGTCTGCGAACTGGCGTAGACCGTGACGACGACAGGCTGCCGGCCGGCAAGGCGAGAGGCCTGCACCGTCTCACCGCCGCGCAGGAAGCGGAACGACGCGTCGGCGATCACCGGGTTACCCCAGCCCTGCACCTTGCCGCCATGGCCGTCATCAACCTTCATGGGTTCCTCGAACACGACAAGATAGTCCAGCTTCCCGGCATCCATCATGCGAATACAAAGCTCCGGTGCATTGCGACCATGGCCTTGACGCCCATCGGGACGGAGCCGGTCATGTCAGCCGTGAGGTCGGCGCGGTGGAGATAGAAGCTGGCGATCAGCAGCAAGCAGGCCTGAACGATCTTCGGCGGGATGTTGCCGGCACCGAGCCCAGCCTTGAACACCACCGTCGCAGCCGAGATTTCGGGCGCGGCTTCGATGTAGAGCGCGCCGTCGCGAACCTCGAAGTCCGTAACCATGCCTGGCACGCCGAGCGGGTCGAGATAAGACACCGACTGGATGACAACGTTGGGATGCCGCTTGAAGGAAAGGTCGAAATCGTTGCCCGTCGCGGTGAAAGCGGTTTCCAGAAACACGGTCTGGCAGGCGCGCTCAACCCAATCGACGGCAGCCTCAAGGTAATGCTGCAGTATCGCGTCATCGTCCGAATGGCGGACGCGGCAATGCTGTTTGGCGAGGGCAAGCGATAGGACTTCTCCCACCGGCTCGCCGGATTGTTCAATCTTCATCTTGCCCTCGCTGGCTTCAGGTCACCGTTGCAGGGTGCTTACGGCGTGGGAACGGAAAGATCGCCATAGACGATACCTTCAGGCCGCAGGGTTTCGAGCTGAATGCGCTCCTCGATCAGGATCGTGACCTTGTTGGCGACGAAGTTGTCCCGGTCTTCGGTGGAGCGGCGGATCTCGATGCCCTTGCGCTGCCAGAGGATCGTGTTGCCGACGAAACCGCCGACGAGGAACTTGCCCTGGGCAATGCCCTTTGTGCGGACAACCGGCAGACCCCAGGCCGTATTGCCGGCAAAAGCCGGGTGCAGATAGCGGCCTTCACCGTCCTTGGCCAGATCGAGCGCCGCGGCGTCAAGGTGGTTCATGACAACGGCGGTTGCGACCAGATCGGCCTCGCTCACCTGGGCGATGGCGACGCGGATGTCATCCATGGCGTTTTCCGGCACGATGGTCGGCACCATGGTCGGATCGTATCCCGTGGAGTTGGCGATCAGGCCGTCAACACGTCCGGCGGTTCCCGGCCCGTTGACGACTTCGCCCTCTTCCTTGAGCTGGAGGCCGTAGATACCGCGCTGGTTGATGTAGCCTTCCATGCCGTCGACGTCGTCCAGCGTCTCTTCGTTGACGCGGAACCAGTGCGCCATCTTGACCATCGGCGCGGTCTTGCCGGCGAAGGTCAGATCGGACTGCGGCTTGAGGGCACCAGCGGCAACGGTTGCCGCGGCGTTGGTGTAGCCCGTCTCCTGAAGGTACTCGATGACGGCCGCCGTGGTGGCGATCGTCGGGATGACGTCACGCAGGAAGAGCGCCTGGTTGACGGGCTCGATCAGACCGCGGTTCTGACGGCGAGCGCCTGCCGGCAGGGTGACCGTGCCGAAAGAGGCGGACGTGATGTCCTTCAGCTCGATCGTTTCGCGGCCCTTGATCTTCGACGCGAAGTCCTTCTGTTCCGCGATGATGCGGCCGAGCGACTTCGTTTCGTCCCGGCGGGCATTGAGCTTCTTCGTCAGGTCGGTGACGGTTTCGCCAAGCTCGGTCAGTTCCTTGCGGCTGTCTTCGACGCGGCCCTTGATGTCGGTGATATCGTCACCGGACACCTGTTTCGTCTGAAGCTCGGCGAGCTTTTCGGAAAGGGCCTTCTGCTCGCTGGTGACTTCCTTGAGCTTGTCGCCGATTTCCTTGGATGCAGCTTCGAGCGCTGCCTTGATCTCCAGATCCATCATAATCTCCTGTGGTCGATGGAAGGTTTAGGTGAAGCTGAATTTTTCTTTGATCAGCTTCGCGATCTCCGAGGCGGACGCGTCGCGCGATCCATCGCCTAGAGCTTGTGGCGCAAGGGCCGCCTGGGCCTTGGCCAGCCATGCTGGGAAGCCTGCGTCTCGCAAGGCACCTTCCACCGCACGTTTGAGGGGCGCGAAGTCGCCGGACGTCTTCGTCGCCAGAATTACGTCATTGATGCTCTTCACCGATTCAATCTTGGCGGCTTCCAGCATCGGGAAAGTCACAATCGAGATTTCGAACAGGTCCACCTCGATCAGACCGCGATTGCCGGCGCGGGTCTCCGATTTTCGGGTGAGGTAGCCGATAGACATGCCATCGACGACGCCGGCCTTCATCAGTTCGTAGGTCTCGCGGCCCATGGTTGTCGCGAGGAGCAGTTTCCCTTCGACGCGCAGGCCGACACTATCGACTTCGACGACGTCCCACAGGCCGATCGGCTTGTTCGTGTCATGGCCCCAGAGCATCTTCGGGCGGCGCGCAGCCAGCGTCTTGGTGAAGGCGCCCGGCAGAACGATATCGCCGTCCTGATCGACCATATTGAACTTGGACGCATAGCCGGAGAACGAGCCGTCGTCCTTGACCGCCTGCTCTTCAAGCTTGGCGAATTTGGTTTCCAGGTCCATTTCCTGCCTCGCTTCGTTTCGGAAGTTCGTCGCCGCCTTCGATCGGGTTTTGCCCCATGCGCGCGCGAATATCGTTCTGTGTTTCCCAGGCGGTATTATTGCCCAGGGCCTTCGAGGCGTACTCGCCGATGGTCTTGAGGTCGCCGCGGTAATATTGCGTCTCGTCGAGGTTCACGTACTGGTTTGGCTCCAGCATCGAGAACGCGATGCCCTGTTCCCAACGACGCGCCCATGGCTGAAGCGTGACAGTGACGTGATAATCCATCGCGTCGCCGATCCGGGTGAGCGACTGACCGGCCGCGTCATGCGCAAGGAAGATCGGGTGAATGCCGTAGGCCCGCGCAACTTCCTCAATGATGAATTTGCGGGTGGCCAGAAGCTCCATTTCGGCTTGCGTCGGGACGATGCTCTTGTAATTGGCGCCACTGTCGAAGATCGGCGTGCCGGGAAGCTTGTCCTTCAGCGCCGCTTCCACGGCGTCGGCCGCTTTATCATCAAGCGTCTGGTCGGTCGTAATATAGCCGCGAACCGCCTTCTGCTTGGCGTCGTCGACCTGGCGCTCCTCCAGTGTCATCGAAAGGCCGAGAACCTTCTTGATCTCGGACGTGATGTCCAAGCCCTCGATATCGTCCCAGCGCGGGTTCGAAATCTCGATGAAGTCCTCGCGGGTCAGGCCCTCGACCGAGCCGATACCGGGGATGGTGCCGGTATAGGTCACCTTCGCCGTTTCAGGGTCTCGAACCGTTCGGACCTGCCCGTCAACGATCGGGATCAGCCGCTTGATGCGCTTCCTGTAGCCGCGATCGATGTAGGCCCGGCCGACACCGTCGAAGACGGCATGAAGCGTCAGGCACTCGACGAATTCGATCGGCGTCATGTAGTCGTTGGGCTTGTGCCCCAGCCGCTCCGCCAGTTCGCCTTCGACGACGGGACGCCGGATCATGCGGCCCATGTCGTCGTAGGACTTCAGGCCGGTGATGATCGGCATCGCCGCGACACCCTCGGCGATCCGCAGGCCGGCGGCGAGCGCGGCCGTCACCTTCAGGTGCTTCTCGGTCGCGATGATTTCGCGCTCGATGACGTACTCCTGATAGAACCGGTTCCCGTTGAGGTCGTGGTCCTTCCGGCGAAAGGAGGGAAACGAAAGAGGCCACTTCATGCGACGCGCACCCCGCGCGACATGTAGCTGCCCTTGGTTTTCTTGTCGGACTTCGACGCGCCGACGGCCATGGCTTTCGACACCATGCCGTCAATGCGTCCGCGGGAGCGGCTTTTGTCGAACATCTGATTTCCAATCCCGTCGGCCTTCAGAACCACGTTCGAAGCGCAGACATCCGTGAGCTTGTTGTCGTCGACCAGGATTTCGCCCTTCAGGATCTTGTCCGTCATGCGGCTGATCGAATGCGGCATGCAGAGCTGCCGATCCTCGAAAGCGATCTTGGTGCCCTGTGCGTGGGTGACGATCTTCAGGCCGGAGCCCGCTTTTTCCTTCGGCCCCATGTACCGCCAGACCGGAAGCGAAATGTCATCGCATGCAGTGATGAAAGACGAGACGTAGGCCGGATCGACGGTCAGGCTGTCGACCATGTGGTCGGCCTTGAGCTTCGCGACCTGTCCCGCGATGAAGGTGTAATCGATCGTCTCGCTTTCGCAGATCGTCAGGTACTTCTCGGCCTCGTAGGCCGTGTAAGGGATGCGGTCCTCTGCCTCGCGCCGAGCCAGTCCCTTCCTTGTCGTCCAGTACCAAGTCTTGGTGGTGAGCGTGTCGTCATCCGCGCGCCAGCAGGCCGAAAGAGCGGTCAAATCGTTTTTCTGCGACAAATCCAGTGCGAGAAAACAAGGAATTTTGCGGTAGTTCTTCTCATCCACCGGCCCCAGGCAGGCCCGCCAAGCCTGTTCGTCCGGAAGCCAGAAACCGGAGGAGCCGACCGGTTTGCCGAAATACAGGCGTTCGGTTGCCAGCCTTTCCGATGCAATGTGCTTCGCCGTCTCAACACGGCGCCTGACATTGTCGATGGGATAGGTGATCCCGAGTGCCGGGAGCGCTTTCACCCAGCATGATTCGTCGTTGAATGGGTCATCGGTCTCGTCGACGCGCGCGATGTACGAGAACGCGCTGTCATCGCTGATCACACCCTCCGCCACCCGCTGGTAGAACTGCGAAAGGTCCGTTGCGACGGCCTGGTCAACGGCCGGCGTGTTGGTGCCGAGCATCATGAGCGGGTCGCCCGGCATTTTGTCGATCGCCGCCTTCCACAACTGGATGGCCTTGTCGGTCTTCATCTCGTGGATTTCGTCACCGAAAACCGCAATCGGCTTCGGCCCTGAAATCGTGTCGCCGGAGGCCATCGGCAGAAACTTCGCCTCCATCGCCGGGACTTCGATCTTCCAGGCATTGTCGCCGACGCCGCGAATGATCACCGTGCGCCGGCTCTCAAGGGTCTCTCCGTCCTTGCCCGGTATCTCGGCGCGGCAGAGCGCGACAGCATCGGAAAACAGAACCTTCGCCTGATCCAAGTCATTGGCGATGGCGTAAGCCTCGGCGCGCTTAACACCGCAAAAGCCGATCATGTAAAGGCCGATCGCGCCCATCAGCGGAGATTTTGCTTGCCCCTTTCCTGTCTCGATCCACGCATGCCGAAAACGGCGCGTGCCGGAGGCATCGCGCCATCCGAAGAGCGAGCCGACGACGAACGTCATCCAGTCCAGCAAATGGAACGGCTGCCCTACTTTCTCGCCGGCCGTGACAGTGAACATCGCCGGGAAGAACCGCAGCGCCCGGCCCGCCTGGCCGACGTCGAAGCGGAGCCCGCGCTTGTGACCGTCCTTGAGGTCATTGAGGTGGCGCTTGCATGCGGCGCGGACGAACCGGCCGGCGATGATCTCGCCCTTGACGACCTTACTGGCGTAGGCCGTGGTCGGGTCTAAGGAACTCGTCGGCGGCAGTGGAGCCGGCGGCGGGCCTTTTCGTGCTCGCTTTGACTGCTGCTTCACCGAACATCGCCTTTTCCAATTTCAGCATCCGCTCGTTCAGCTTCTCGCAGGCGCTCCAGCGGTAATTGAAATACTCGCCGCCCTCTTCACCCTTCAGGACCGGGCCTTGCTGAAAAGCGGTCGGATAGAGGTTCTCGAACTCGACTTTCGCGCGGACATACCGGTCAGCGCGCGCCAAGTTGGCGAGCGTCACTGCCTCGGCTTCCTTCAGCGCTGCGACGGTCTCTTTCCAGAGCGCCTTCGCCAGTTCGGCGGCGCCCTCGTCATCGAGAAAGACGCGCCCGTAGGCCGGTTGAACTACCTTGACCACCCTACCCCCCTTTCCGGACTGGTTTCAGTGCAAGTGAAGGGGGGACGCGGGTGCGGAGAAAACGACATCGCTTTAAAAAACAGGGGGGTGGTCTGCCGATGATCCGGCGCTTGTCACGGTCTTGGGCTTTTGGGGCTGTCGTCGCTTGCTGTGGCCTTACGCCCTCTCTTGGCCTTCGGCTTGTCTTCCTGCTTGGCAGATGCACGGTCGGTCAGGTTGGGCTCGCTGTCCTTGACCTCAGTACCCTTGGCCCTTGCGATCGATGCGCCCCGAGTGATGGCGTTGGCCAGCTCGTGGTCGACGACGATCTCTTTCGTCTCCAGCCCCTTCAGCCGGGCCTCAATGGCGTTGGCGTAGACGAGCGCCTTGGGCTGCGGTGCCATGGTGCGCCAGTAGGCCAGCGCGATTTCAAGCTCTTCGTTCATGAAGTGCTCCTATTCCAAGGGTGATCGGGATCGATCGGCCGGCCGTTCTCGTCATGACCGGCGATATAGCCCCGGTGCGTGGCGCGCTGGATGGCGCCGTCATGACATTCCTTGCAGGTCGCCATGATGTTCTGCTTGTCGAGGAAGAGCTTGAGGTCGCCCTTGTGGTCCCGCTTGTGGTGGGCGACCGGCGCGTCAGGTGCATTGCCCTTGCCGATAAGCGGCTTGCCACACCCTGGCCACTGGCAGACATACCCGTCGCGGAGAAAGACTGCCTTGCGGAGCGGCTGCCAGGCCGGATGATTGTAGAGCGCCCGGTGTTCTGGCCTGTAGCGCTTATGCGCCACGCAGGTTCTCGACATCAAGCCAGTGATCGGCGATGCGGGCGAGCGCCTTGCCGTCAGGCTGCACGACCTGGGCTTCGACGGTGCCGGTGATACCGGTGATGGGGCAACGAAGGTTCATTCCGATCATGTCGGGCTCCTTTGCGGGTTCGCTTATGTTCGAGAGGGCAATGGGCTGGTGGGCGGGACAGCATGGCCTATCGACTCCTGCGATCAGGCGTTGCATTCTTCACGATGGCACGGGCTAACCTTGGGAATTCCGATGAACGACAATAAGATCTACCATGACGTTCATGTTGATGAAGCTTATGAGAGGGTGCTCATTAGCCACCCAATCGGTTCGACCAATGCAACGGTTTACTGCCCTTCCCTTCAAGGAGAGAGGCCGTGGACCCGAACCTTCGCGACCGCGGCGGAGGCGGAAGCCTATGCGATGGGGCTTGCTTCCCAAAGCGGCCAGGGACTGATCCCTTATACCCGGGGCAAACTTAGATGGTGGCTGCCTGAGCGTCTCCGGTAGAATTCAACCTCTGCATCCGTTGAGGATACAGAGAGAAGCATCTGCGAAGCCTATCGACTTTCATCGTGGCATTGTTGCATCCTGCCCCCTGTGCGAAACCATAGGAGGTGTGCGTGATGGCTCGGCAGATTGCTTTGATTCTCGTAATCGGTGTGATCGCCTACGCGTGCTTCTGGATGGCGTGGCAGTGGTTCTAAACTGGTGAGAAACCGGGACTTTGAACCTGGCGATCACCGATCCTTATATCTCTGATTGCTAACGTATTCGGAACACCCGCCGAACGATTAGAGAATTGGTGCTGCGCAGTACGCCTTTTGACGTACGTGTTTATAGGGGTCTTCACACC